ACCTTTGATGCTAGAGTGCATCAATATTGGTCCTTTTTAACCCTTGTGTCATAGATGTGTCAAATGAACGAATGGTTTGATGGTGGAAAAGAGTATTGGAGAGACTTGGTAGAGAAGCAGATCAAGATTGAAGAGGATATGACTTCCAACTCAATCGAGAGGTTCCATAAGTTTGCCAATAGAGCAAAGGAAACTGGAACTGAGTCTAATGCACTTCATGGAATCATGCTCATGAAGTACTCAATAGAAAACCTTTCAAAATTTATAGAAAATTTTTTGGAGGATTCAAAAACTGGAAAAGCTGGAAGAAAGGTATCTTCAGCACCAATCATTTCCATGTTAGATCCAGATGTCTCAGGATTTATCACTCTTAAGACAGTGATGAATAGAATTTCTACTTCACAACCCTTAACTGCACTCAGTAACCAGATTGGTCAAGAAATATGTGATGAGATTAGATTTAATATTTGGAAAGAGACTGATAACAAAACTTTTGCGAGGCTTTTGAAAAGAGTCTCTAGAAGAACTGCAAATAAACAGTACAAAAGGTTTGGTCTTATAAAAAACTGTACGAGATTTATTGAAGCTGAGAACTTAGAACTACTTTCTAGACAAGAACGGATTCACGTAGGAATTAAACTCATTGAGTTGTTGATTGAGTCTACTGGATTAGTTGAGATGTTTCTAGCGGATAAAAGGAAGTCTGCATACATGGTCCAGCCTACTGAGAGCACGTTAAGGTGGATAGAAAAGGTTAACCTTCAGGGTCAGGATTTATATCCATCATACTCACCTATGGTTGTGGTTCCTGAACAATGGAGCAACCCAGAAAACGGAGGTTATTTAAATAAGCGTATTCCTTTCGTCAAGACATGGAAGAAAGACGGTCTAGAGATATTCAAGTACAGAGATCTTTCTTTTGAATACGATGTAATTAATGCACTTCAGGGTACATCTTGGAAGGTCAATAAGAAGGTCTTGGATGTCATGGAAAGAGCATGGGACATGAGTAGAAATTGGGAGGGAATTCCTAACAGACATCCTATAGAAATTCCTGTGTGTCCGATCCCTAAGACAGTCAAGTTTTCTGAGATGTCCAATGCTCAAAAGAATGAGTACATGGATTGGAAGAACCTTGCCATAAGTACACACAGGATGAACACAAGCAGGACTTCCAAAGCTATTGCATTCACCAGAACTATTTCGATGGCGAAGGATTATAGTCAGTATGATCAGTTCTATTTTCCATACCAGAATGACTACAGAAGTAGAAAGTACGTTGTGAGTAGCTTCTTATCTCCGCAGGGTACTGAGTACTCCAAAGCACTCCTTCTGTTTAGCAAAGGACAACCTATAGAGAACAAAAGTCATGCAGATTGGTTAGCTATTCATGGAGCTAACTGTTTTGGAGTTGATAAGTACTGCTTTCAAAGAAGGATCGATTTCATAGAGAGAGAAAGTGATGAGATCGTGAAGATAGCAGAAGATCCTTTCCAATGTTTATCATGGCAGGAAGCAAGTGATCCTTGGTTGTTCCTTGCGTTCTGCTTTGAGTGGAGTGAGTTCTTGAGGGTAGGGTACGGATTTAAATCCTATATCCCTGTGTGTGTAGATGGGAGCAACAATGGATTACAGCATTTCGCTGCAATGCTAAGAGATCCAAGTTCTGCAAAAGCTACAAACCTTACGGATGAACCCTATCCTCAAGACATCTACCAAGATGTCGCAGATAGATGTATTGAAGAGTTAAAGAAAAGAAGTTCCAGAGAACTCTTGGCAAGACAATGGTTAGAGATCGGTGCAGTAGATCGTAAGTTGTGTAAGGGACCAGTTATGGTTGTCCCATACGGAGGAACCAGGCATACGTGTAGAGAAAAGATTGAAGATACCATTCACGATAGAGTGGGATCTGGTCAATTAAAGACTCCTTGGATGCATGATGTATTCAAAGAGACATCCTACTTAGCCAACATAATGTGGGATATCATCGAAGATACTGTTTCATCTGCTAGAGTCGCTATGGATTACATCAGAGATGTCGCAGACTTAGCTTCTAAACATAAGAAGATGTTGAGTTGGGATACCCAGACAGGATTTCCAGTACTTCAGAATTATCCTTCACAAAAAGTAGTTAGGGTAACTACTGCAATTTCTGGTGCTTTAATTAAACCAAGGCTTTTAGAAGACGTTCCGTTATCAATTGATTCAAAAAGACAGAGAAACGGTTCATCTCCTAATTTTATTCACTCCCTAGATGCCACAAATTTGTCCAAAACCATCCACTCATGCATTAAGTCTGACATCAAAGACTTTATGGTGATACACGATCAAGTAGGAACCCATGCTTGTAACATGGAATACCTAAACAAGATGCTGAGAGAAACATTCGTTGAGATGTACTCGTCAAGGGATGTTCTTGAGGTACTGTGGGACTTTGCGAAGACCTTGGACAAGGATTTTCCAAAGCCTCCCACTAAAGGGAACTTGGATCTGTCAGAGGTTCTCAGGTCTAAGTATTTTTTTGCATAAATTCATGCATAAGTGCAATTAATGGACCCTATAGAGGAAGACTAAAGGATAAACCTTAGTAGTCCCAAGTTTGATAACCAATCATGGAAGAATGGATTCAAATGCCACAAACAAAACTCGTTACACCGATAGGTAAAGCTGAATATGCTCACGTTCATACTCCTGACACTCGTTTCAATAGCGATGGAGTCTGGAGTATAGCTTTGCGACTCCCTGCTTCATCGGATGAAGCTAAGACACTCATGGAAGTTATGGATGAGGGAGTCCAAGAAGCTAGTAAGCAGTTCAAGGAAAAGAAGGTCGCTAATCCTCCTTACAAGGAAGATGGTGATGACATTCTGTTTCGTTTTAAGCAGAAATCAATCATCAGATCTCGTGCAGGAGAAGAGTGGAGCACTAGGGTCAATGTTGTTGACTCAAAGCTCAACCAGATTCCTAAGTCAATCGCAGTTGGCAACGGAAGCAAGGTACGTGTCTCCTACACATTAAGACCCTACAAATCAATTAATGGTGCTGGTATCGCTGCAGATCTTAGCGGAGTCCAGGTCATTGAACTGATTGAGTACAATCCTAATCAGAACGAGTTTTCTGAAGCTGATGGGTTCACTGCTTCAGAAATACCAACGAATGAGAAGGAGAACTTTAAGGTCGAAGAAACGGAAGACGAAGACTTCTAAATATAGGTCAAAATTTGAGGAAACAATTGCTGAGAATCTTTCTAGAAGAAAAGTTTCTTTTGATTATGAGTCTCAGCAAATTCCTTACACTCTTCAAAAAAACTACAAACCAGACTTCATACTTCCCAACGGAATTTTAGTGGAAGCAAAAGGATGGTTTAGATCTCAGGACCAAAGAAAACATAGGATCATCAAAGAGCAAAATCCTCATTTGGATATTCGATTTGTGTTCATGAAGCTTACTTCAAGAGTCCAAGGGTCAACAATGACATGCCAAGAATGGTGTGAAAAATACGGTTTTAAATATTCAGAATCAACAATTCCAAAGGAATGGATTAAAGAAAGGCATTGAAGCTTATGAGAATTCCAAGGTACTTAGAAAATGGAGATCAGAAGTACTCGTTTAAGTACGAGGATATGGTAAGTGATACTTCTGTATCCATGGAAACAACAACAGAAACTTTGACTGATTTGCTAGAGCACTTCTCAAATTTTCTGAATGCATGTGGGTTTTCTTATGTCACCAAAGTGTCAGCACTGTATGACGATAGTTCTGGAATAGATAGTGAGGGAAACACTTTCTATGAGGATGATTTGGACTACTTTGAGGACTATGAAGATGAAGAAGACGAACACGAGTGAGTTCGTTGAACATGAACCATGCCCTAAGTGTGGATCGCAGGATAACTTAGCGAGATATACGGACGGTCATGGTTTTTGTTTCGGATGTCAATACTACGAGCACGGTGATGATACTCAGGAATCTGTAGTGAAGGATAATAAAATGGAATTTATTGAAGGTGATGTTTCTCCACTTAATAAAAGGAAACTTACTCAAGAGACAGTTGAGAAGTGGGGTTACAAGCAAGGCACGTACAAAGGGAAAAAAGTACACCTCGCTAATTACCGTGACATTCAAGGCAACCTAGTTGCTCAGAAAGTACGGTTCCCTAACAAAGACTTTCTTTTCATTGGTGATACCCAGAACTCTGGGCTTTACGGACAACATCTCTGGAGGGATGGTGGAAAGATGGTTGTGGTAACTGAAGGAGAATTGGATGCTCTTTCAGTATCACAGATTCAAGGGAACAAGTGGCCTGTGGTTAGTGTTCCTAATGGATCAGCAGGAGCAAAGAAAGCGTTAGCAAAACAACTGGAATGGCTAGAGAAATTTGAGTCAGTCATTCTCATGTTTGACAACGATGAAGCAGGACTCAAAGCTGTTGATGACTGTGTAACCTTGTTCTCACCAGGGAGAGTGAAGATAGCTAAACTTCCTCTCAAAGATGCTTCTGAGATGCTCCAGAGTGGGAGGTCAAAAGAAGTAATTGAAGCTATCTGGGAAGCAAAGGTATTTAGACCAGACGGTATCGTGGATGGAAAGGATCTCTGGGATCTTGTGTCATCTAATGATGTCAACGATAGCATTGATTATCCCTATCCCGGACTCAACTCCAAGACGATGGGAATCCGAAAAGGAGAGATAGTCTGCATTACCGCAGGGTCAGGGATCGGAAAGTCTCAGGTGTGCCGTGAGATTGCCTACCACATGCTCCTTCAAGACAAGAAGGTTGGTTACATTGCTCTTGAAGAGTCCAACAAAAGAACTGCATTAGGATTCATTTCTTTATACCTGAATCGGCCCATTCATCTTCAGAATGTTGAAGTGAACGATGAGGATCTCAAGGATGGTTTTGAGAATACCTTGGGTACTGGAAATCTGTACTTCTATGACCATTGGGGTTCAATGGATGTAGAACACCTTCTTTCAAAGATTCGTTACATGGTCAGAGGATTGGGTTGTGAGTACATCATCCTTGACCACATTTCCATAGTAGTCAGTGGGATGGAAGGTGGAGATGAAAGAAGGATGATTGACAACGCAATGACCAAGCTTAGAAGTCTCACTGAGGAAGTCCAATGTGGAATGATCCTAGTGTCTCACCTCAGAAGACCTTCAGGTGATAAGGGTCATGAAGACGGTGCAAAGACATCCCTTGCTCAACTCAGGGGAAGTCACTCGTTAGGTCAGTTATCTGACATCGTTCTTGGTTGCGAAAGGAATCAACAAGGTGAAGATCCAGATGTAACCAAGGTCAGAGTACTGAAGAATCGATGGACAGGGGAAACAGGAATCGCAACTCAGCTACATTACTCAAAAGCAACTGGAAGGATGAGTGAGGTTGAGTTTACAGAAGAGGAGGAATCTAACCAAGATTTCTAATAGTCACTCCAGAGAGAGGATATTTCTATGAAAAAATTTTTAGTGGATTTAGAGACAGACGGTTTGCTTCATGAGCTAACAAAGATGCATTTGATTGTCTGTAAAGATGTCGAAACTGGTGAGTATTTGATCGGTAGAGACAAGAAGGGAATCAAAGATGTTCTTGAGGTCATACAAACTGCTCACTTAGTTGGTCATAACCTTCTTGGGTTTGACCTTGAGGTTCTAAAGAGACTCTATGGTTTCACAGTTCCCACTCACCAAGTCACCGATACCTTAATACTTTCAAGGTTGCGTTACCCAGATCTCCGAAACAGGGATTTTGAGAAACGTGAATTGGATTCCAAGCTTCAAGGTTCACACTCCCTTAAAGCATGGGGATTGAGACTTGGATTTACCAAAGGTGACTATGGTGAGCATGAAGGTGCTTGGGATTTCTATGACAAAGAGATGGAAGAGTACTGCATCAGAGATGTGGACTTGACCCATAAGTTGTGGGAGTTCCTTGATACGGATCGTAATCGTGAGGATGTAAACCTAGAGCATGAAATAGCAAAGATCTGCTATGACCAAGAATGGTTTGGGTTTCCGTTTGACACTGAAAAAGCAGTGAAACTTTACGCAAAGATTATTGAACGTAAGGACTCACTTGAAAGTGAACTTCAGGATGCTTTTGGTTCATGGGTTTTGGATGAGGGAGAACGGAAGAAAGGATTGTACCACAAGATTTCTATCATCAAGTTCAATCCTAACAGTAGAGCACACATAGCAAAACGGTTGAGGGATCTCAGAGGATGGGAACCCAAAGACTTTACTCCTTCTGGTGAACCTAAAGTAGATGAGAAAGTCCTATCTAAATTAGATTTCCCAGAAGCAAAACTAATGAGTGAGTACCTTATGCTTGCCAAAAGAATAGGTCAGATATCTGAGGGCAACCAAGGTTGGCTTAAACTTGAAAAGAAAGGAAGACTACATGGCAGGGTCAACACAATGGGGTCGATTACAAGTCGCTGCTCTCATTCGCACCCGAACACGGCTCAAGTTCCTAGCATTAAAGCACCCTATGGGAAG